TGGGCCTACAGGCGTTACCGGAGCAACAGGGCCAACTGGGCCGACTGGGCCTACAGGCGTTACCGGAGCAACAGGGCCAACTGGGCCGACTGGGCCTACAGGCGTTACCGGAGCAACAGGGCCTACGGGTCCAACTGGGCCCACGGGCGTTACCGGAGCCACTGGGCCGACTGGGCCGACTGGGCCTACAGGCGTTACCGGAGCCACTGGGCCGACTGGCCCCACCGGACCTACGGGCACCACCGGAGCGACAGGGCCAACTGGACCGACCGGACCTACGGGCTCTACTGGTCCAACGGTCTACCCCGGCGTTGGTATTGCGGTGTCTACGGGTTCTGCCTGGGGCACGTCGCTTGCTGACCCGCTCACGGCGGCACACGGCGGCACGGGCGCGGCTACCTTAGCGGCGAACAACGTGCTTCTAGGCAACGGCACAAGCGCCTTACAGACGGTGGCTCCCGGCACTTCCGGTAATGTGCTAACATCCAACGGCACGACGTGGGCGTCTTCTACTCCCCCGGCTGATATTTACACAGCTAACAACTTTGGAGGCTTCTGATGGCCGTAACAGCTACCCCGATCTTCGCGCAGACGCCTTATGCGAAGTCTCTTACGCTGGCTGCGCAGACTGCGTGTACCACCCGCGCCCCAACCGCTACAGCAAGTTTGGCGGGGGCTAACATCACAGCCTTCGTACCTGCCTCAACCAACGGCCTGCGGATCGATAGCATCCAAGTCAACAACTGCGGCACTGGCATTACGACAGCCAACGCTGCCAATTTGGTTGGGGTCTGGATGTGGGACGGCACAACCGCGTTCCTAATTGCTGAGATTGCGGTAACAGCCACAACGCCCAGCACGACTGCCGCTGCGTTCACGACGACCTATACGTTCCCGCAGCCGCTGAACCTGCCTGCTGCGTTTGCACTGTATGCCAGCACGACGGTTACGACCACGGCTGCTGGTACTGCGCTGCAAGTTACAGCCTACGGTGGGGCGTACTAATGACCACGGTTGCGGCGGCTTTTGATTATCACACGATAATCAACCCCAGCCTTGTTGGGGCTACGTTAAGAAACGCCGTTGAGCCGACCGCTGTAACCAGCGTGGCGGCAACCGGGACCATCATTTATGAAGTCAACTCTCAGTCGGTGGTGTACTCGACGGCCAGCGCCACGGCCAACTGGACTTTGAACATCGTCTACTCCAAGGCGATGCCGCTCAATGCGTACTTGGCTATTGGCCAGAGCGTGACGATTGCACATATGGTGACAACGGGCGCGACGGCATATTATAACAACGTGGTGCAGATTGACGGTGTGACGGTGACCCCAAAGTACCAAGGCGGGACGGCATACTCTGCGGGTAACGCCAGCAGCATTGACGTGTACACCTACACGGTTACCAAGACGGCAGACAGGACGTACACGGTTCTGATGTCACAGACGCAATTTAAGTAGGGATCGGCCTTATGCCTACGATCATCACTCGCGGAGCGGCGTCGGCTAGAGCTTTTGGCTTTGGGGGTAAGGCGGCGGCAAGTGGACCCACGTTTGGGGAACAAGCTTATACCTCTTACGGAACGTATACATGGGTTGCTCCGGTTGGCGTAACTAGCGTTTCCGTTGTCGCCATAGGCCCCGGCGGCAACTACGGCGGTGGCGGGGGTGGGCTTGGTTATAAAAATAATTATGCCGTATCGCCCGGAAGTTCATACACCGTTGTTGTTGCTTGCGCCAGTTCGAACAGTTATTTTGTAAGCACGGCAGTTGTTAGGGGTGGACGCGGCGTTTGTTCCGGCGCCGGTGGAACATATACCGGGGATGGCGGCGGCAACGGCGGCGCTGGCGGCGGCACCGGCGGCGGCGGCGGCGCGGGAGGATATGCCGGTAGCGGTGGGGCTGGCGCCAGCTCAGGCTTCGGTGGCAACGGCGCTGGCGGTGGTGGTGGTGGTGGCGGTCCGGGCTGCAGTTATCTGGGCGCTGGTGGCGGTGGCGGCGTTGGCATTTATGGACAAGGGTGCAACGGAGTTGGTCAAAATGGCCGCAACGGGGGTACCGGTGGCAGCGGTGGCGGTAGTGGCGGACTGGGCCAGTATTATTGCGGATGCCCTTGCATCTGTTGTTCTGCTGGCGCCATAGGTGGCAAAGGTGGGGCCTATGGCGGCGGCGGCGGTAATGGGAAATACTGTGCCTCTGGATCAGTCGGAGCCGTCCGCATCGTATGGCCTGGCCTCACACGGTCATTTCCATCTACATTAACAGCACAGCTTGGCGTTCCAATTGGCATAGTTACAGCGGGTAGCAGTACATACACTGTTCCATCTGGCGCTACTAAACTTAAAGTAGAAGCGGTTGGTAATCGCGCCACAGGCGGAGGCGGTGCTTACGCAAGCAGTTCTTGTATATCTGTTACCGCTGGTAATACTATTTATATAAATATATCCCCACAATCAACTGCGGGTGTTACTTGGGCAAACAAAGCGGCAAATTCAGCTCCAACATCTACCGCTAATGGCGCTAAAGCAGCGGGAACAAACACTACAACTGGAGGTTCTGCGGCATGTTCAATAGGTACTGTTACTTATTCCGGCGGTAACGGCGGCACCGGCTCTGCCTCACCAAAAGGCGGTGGCGGCGGTGCGGGTGGACCTGGAGGCGCTGGCGGTAATGGCGGCAACGGTTTTGGTACCGCTAGCACAGGCGCTGGAGGCGGCGGCGGCGCGGGTGGATCGGCGTCTACTGCTGGTGCGACGGGAACACTTACTGCTGGCGGCGCTGGTGGTGCAGGGGGAACTTCAGGCGTTGGGGGTGCCGGAGGTACAGTTTCTGTATCTCCTACCGCCGGTACTGGCGGCGGCGGCGGTGGTGGAGGGTTTAATCTTCAAACTGGTGCTGGGGGTTCTCGAATTCCGCTAGTAACGGTAATAGCATGTGGGTCTTCATATGATACCGGACCGACGGGAGGGAACGGCGGCTACAACAACCAAACTGGTGGCGGAGGCGGTGGGTGGATTACCGGTTCCGGCTTAATTATTTTGACCTTCTCTGTCTAACACTGAGAATTTAACATGATCCAATATACGTGGTGTGTACGCGGACTTACCACTGAGCGGTCCTACGACGGCTTGGAGGACTTCGTTAACGCAGCCCAGTGGCAGCTAACCGCCACGGATGACGTTACCCTCCATTCTGCATGGACAGCCGATACGTGGCAGACTCTTACCCCAGACCCTGCGCAGCCCTACGTTCCCCGCAGTGAGTTAACGGACGACATAGTGATGGGCTGGATACAAACTGCGCTTGGCCCAGAACAAGTTTCTGCTATTGAGGCAGAAGCTGCATCCCGTATCCCGCCAGCGGAACCCACAGAATGATGGACCTTTACATTCAAATCCGTGACGGCCAGCCCCATGAGCATCCCATCGTGGGCGACAACTTCCGTGAAGCGTTTCCGGCCATTGACACGGAAAACTTGCCGCCTGAGTTTGCTAGGTTTGAGCGCATCCCCGCGCCTAAAATTGGCCCGTTTGATGTGCTAGAAGGCCCCGTCTATGAATGGGACAACGGCATAGTTAAAGATGTCTGGACGATTAGCCCCATGACAGATGAGAAAAAAGCCGCCAAGATTGCTGAATATCAAGCGGCTACCCCAGAGGGCTGGACCTTAAACACTGAGACGCTTACCTACACTCCCTCAGAAGCACCCCCAACATAGAGGCTACAATGCCATTTGAAGCAGAAGTCGTCGGAAGCACAGACGCACCCCCTGCCGATCAACTAAGCGCCTTTCACTACTTTCCCGCCTCCGTCTTCACCGTTGAGAAGCCTGAGTTCCTAGATGCCGCCCGTGCCGCGTCGAAGGAAAGCCTTGCCAAACGCAAAAAAGAACAGGGCAAAGCCAACGAGATTTACCCCCTCTACATGTCAGATAACCTCTGGGATGATCCCCGCATGGGGGAGTTTACCGCCTACGTCGGCCAAACCGCTTGGAACATCCTAAGCGATCAGGGCTACGACATGGCCCGCTTCAACACCACGTTCACCGAAGTGTGGTGCCAAGAGCATTACAAGCACTCCGGCATGGAGCAGCACGTTCACGGATTTGGCTCCCAGATAACTGGCTTCTATTTTATTGACTGCCCAGAAAACTCGAGCCGTGTCGTGTTTCACGACCCCAAGGCCGGTAAGGTGCAGGGCAACCTGCCAGAGGCCAACATGGGAAACGCCACTCCAGCTTCAAACATGGTCAACTTTGAAGCCAAGCCGGGCTTGCTGATATTCACCAACTCCTATCTGCCGCACTCGTTCACGCGCCACGCTTCGCCCCGCCCCATGCGGTTCATCCACTTTAACCTGACCGTTCAGGACGCACCGGCTGTCTGCCCAGCGCCAGACCACGCCGCCCCTGAGATCATATGAAGTACGCAATCAGGTTCAACAAAACTCGCGGCCAGCCCGGTCGGGGGTCGTTAGATCACGTCTGGCGGGTGTTTGAGGACGGCAAGGAGTACCTGTTCAAGCACGTCCAGATCAACGTCCCCTCCCACAGTGAGCAGGATAACGGGGACTGGAACATCGTCTGCAATGGCACTATGACTATCGACAGAAGCACATCTACGGCAGTCATTGACCCATGATCTCCAACATCGTCCACTTCGTGTGGCTGACGGGCCCAAACTCACGCGAGTTTAGCTTCGTCAATTACCTCGCCGTGCGCGCCGCTCACGACATCCAGGTGCCTGAGCGCATCCTCATGCACGTCAACGAGGAGCCGGTAGGCAACTCCAACTGGGAGCGCATCCGGCCCTACGTCGAGATGGTCACGGTTGATCCGCCGACTGAGCACAACGGTTTTGAGCTGACGCACGTCCAGTACCAGTCCGACGTGCTGCGCCTGCAAATCCTGCTGAAGCACGGCGGCATCTACCTCGACACCGACATGCTGCTAATCCAGCGTTTAAACATGCTGAGCGAATGGCCCTGCGTGTTGAGCCCCGACACAACGGAAAACCCGCAGTCGATGAACGCGGGCATCATCCTAGCCGAGAAAGACGCTAAGTTCATCAAGCGTTGGCTTGATGCCTTCGAGGTCAACGACACTTGGGCCTACGGCGCGGTCGTGCTGCCCTGGAAGCTATACGAGGCAAACAAACGGGAAGTTGCGCTGCGCTCGGCCCACGAGTTCCTGCCGTTTGGCTGGACCAACAAGTCAATCCTTGAGCCGCCCACCGAGTTCTCCGACCTGATGCTGAAGGACGCCTACTGCGTCCACATGTGGGAGACGATCTGGTCAGACGACCTAAAGCGCGTGGACGACCACTATCTGCGCACCTCGGACAGCGTCTTTGCCAGCCTGTTCAAACGCTACGCCTGGAAGCCCAAAATCTGCGTCTACGCCATTTCCAAGAACGAAATCCTGTTTGCGGATCGTTTTTGCGCTGCGGCAAAGGACGCCGACCTGATCCTCGTTGCTGACACCGGCAGCACCGACGGCACGGTCAAGGCCCTGCGTAAAGCAGGCGCTGACGTGCGCAACATCTACATCAGCCCTTGGCGCTTTGATCTGGCCCGAAATGCGGCATTGGCGTTGGTCCCCAAAGACATCGACATTTGCGTTAGCCTCGACCTCGACGAGGAGTTGCAACCCGGCTGGCGCGAGGAGATTGAGCGCGTCTGGTCCTACGGCACGACGCGCCTGCGCTACAAGTTCGACTGGGGCGTCGGCATTGTCTTCTATTACGAGAAGATACATGGCCGCGTCGGTTACAAGTGGCACCACCCCTGCCACGAGTATCCCGTGCCTGACCGCATAACCGAACGGTATGCGCGCACGGATATGCTACTCGTGGTCCACAAGCCCGACCCCACCAAGTCGCGTGGGCAGTACCTAGACCTCTTGCGCGTTTCCACCAAGGAAGACCCAGTTGACCCGCGCAACGCTTTTTATTACGCCCGCGAACTTAGCTTCAACGCTAATTGGAACGACGCCATCGCCGAGTGTAAACGCTACCTCGCGCTGCCCGGAGCGACTTGGGACGGCGAGAGATGCTACGCCATGCGGGTTATTTCTCGTTGTTACAACGAGATGGGCGACAAGAACGAGGCCCTGAACTGGGCGCGGCGCTCCGTCGCGGAGGCTCCCAACAGCCGGGAACCGTGGTGCGAGGTGGCCAACATCGCCTACCAGATGCACCGCTGGCCGGAATGTTACGGCGCTGCAATATCTGCCTTGGCCATCACCAACCGCGAGCTAGTCTACACCTGCGACCCCAAAGTTTGGGAAGCACAGCCCCACGACCTCGCATCTATCGCGGCGTGGCATCTTGGGTTAAAAGACAAGGCTACTGAGCACGCAAAAGACGCCCTGTCGTTCGAACCTCATAATGACAGGCTAAAGGCTAATGTGATTATGATGCAAGGCGCGGCTAATGACGGAACTGCATGACATGGAAACGAAGCTCAGTGTCCATGAGGCCATCTGCGCCGAGCGATACATAGGGATTAACGCCCAGCTCAAACGCATTGAGATGGTCCTGTTCTCGACTGCGGGCGCTTTGATCCTGGGTCTAGCCGCGATAGCGTGGTCAGTGGCGTCTAGCCGATGAACGAGAAGCTCAACACCATCATTCTGATGATCGTCATGGGTACGCTGTCGCTGACCATGACCGCCGTCATCTTCGTGTTCTTGGCCGGTCTGTTTGACAGCAAAGTGAACAACGACGAGATTTTCAAAATCCTTGGACCGGCGTTCCAGACCATTGTCGGCGCGTTTGTTGGCGTCCTTGGCGGCAGAGCGATGAGACAAAATGACCCAGATAACTGAACACATCACCCTCGAAGAGCTAACCAAGAGCCAGACGGGCGAGCGCCTTGGCCTAGACAATCTGCCCCCTGCCGCTGAACTGGCGGCGTTGAAGGCGGTCTGCGAGCACGTCGTGGAGAAGGTCCGCGCCCATTTTGGCAAGCCCGTCCACATTAACAGCGGCTATCGAGGCCCAGCCCTGAACAAGGCCGTAGGCGGCGCGTCTAGCAGCCAGCACTGCAAGGGCGAGGCAGTCGATATGGAAATCCCCGGCGTGCCTAACGGCGACCTTGCCATCTGGGTGCGCGACAACCTCGACTTCGACCAACTGATCCTTGAGTGCTATAAGCCCGGCGTGCCAACCAGCGGCTGGGTTCACTGTAGCTACAAAGATACTGGCAACCGCAAGGATGTGCTTACGGCTTCTGTTATTAACGGCAAGATGACCTACTCACCGGGGATACACGCATGAAACATATCGCCATCCTCGCCGCTGGCATGCTTGCCATCTCGGCTCCGGCCCACGCCCGCAGCTACCAAATCTGCCACCAGAAGTTCGCGCTCTGCGCCGCCTCACCTAGCACCCCGACCGGCAAGATGATCACAGTCAACGTCGAGGGCGGCGGCACGGCTCAGTTTTCAGAAGCGATGGCTGTCTGCCCGGTGCTAAACGGCCCGGCCATTGCCGACGTGGCTGGCGGCAACATGAAGGGCTCGTGCGATCAGCCCGGCCCCAATCAGGTTTGGAGCCTGTACCAGTACCGCGACAAGTTCCCGCAGGCTCCTAATTGGTCGCGCAGCGACGTGGCCACCATCCGCACCTTCACGACAAGTGCTGGTAATGGGCTGTCAAATATGTTCTCTTTCGCCTGCACGCTTGAACCCAAGCGTGTCGGCACCGTTAAATTGGCCAAATGCTACGGCCCAATAAACGAGAATATTGCCGGTGCGCCCGTTGTTTCGGGCACTCTTGTGGTCACCCAAGCGCCTACGGGCGCGACCTACCCGGTCGGTGGCCCCATCCCTCAATAAGGAAAACAACCATGTTTGGTATTCTTAAAGGCAAGAAGACTTACATCGCTGCGCTGCTGACCATCATTGGCGCAGGCGCTAGTTACGCTACCGGCGACGCCACGGCCATACAGGCCATCCAAATGGCGGTCACCGCCATCTTGGCGGCTACCCTGCGGAACGGCTTGCGTTAACCAAAGTGCGAGGGGCGGCCCGTGACAGGCCGCCCTTAGTGCGCTATAAAAACAGCTTGACGGTCGAAGCCTCATGTAAGGTTGCGGCGTCCATCACCCACCAGTAGGTGCTGTATGGCGACGACGATGACCTTCACGACGCTCCAACAGGACGTGCGTCGTTATCTTGAACGTGGTGCTACCCTAGCCGAAGACGCCATCGTCTACGAGCAAATCCCGCGTCTTATCAATCTGGCAGAGCGCCGGATCGCCCGTGAACTCAAAATCCAGGGCTTCATCAACGTCGTCACCGACACCCTGATCGTCGGCCAATCCGTCTACCAGAAGCCCGACCGCTGGCGCGACACGGTGTCGATCAACATCGGCACGGGCGCTACCAACGATGTCCGCAAGTTCCTGTTTACACGCGACTATGAGTACCTGCGCTCGTACTGGCCCGACGAGAGCCTGACCGAGGAGCCGGTGTTCTACGCCGACTACAACTACACCAACTGGCTGATCCTGCCGCCGCCCGACGAGGCTTACCCCTTCGAGGTGCTGTACTACGAGCTGCCGGTGCTGCTGGACGACGAGAACCAAACCAACTGGCTCACCGACTACGCGCCGCAGGTGCTGCTGTACGCCACCCTGTTGGAGGCCACGCCCTTCCTGAAGAACGACGACCGCATCCCAGTATGGCAGCAGATGTACGACCGCTCGGCGGCCATGCTCAACGGCGAAGACCTCGCCAAAATCCTTGACCGTTCCGCCGTGCGGAAGGAGGCATAAGTGTCATTCACCCAAGTTTTTGGCGGCAACACGATCTAC